AACATTCACAATTAATGAGCGAAGTAAAGATTAGCCTTCCCACTAGTAAAATTAAGGCTAGTAGGAAGTCCCCCAAGAACTTCGTTCTCTATGGTCAACCCAAGGTAGGCAAGACATCAGCTCTTGCCCAGTTAGACAACTGCCTTATCATTGACCTAGAGGACGGAACTGATATGATTGATGCTCTCAAGATCAAAGCTAAGAACCTAACGGAACTGGCTAAGATTGGGAAGGAGATTATCAATCAAGGTAAACCTTATAAATACATTGCAATTGACACAGTTACGCAACTCGAAGTCTGGTGCGAACCGGAGGCAAAGCGGCTCTACCAGAACACGCCCATGGGTAAAAACTTTGATAAAGAGAATGCCGGACTATCTGTTCTCACTCTACCTAATGGCGCTGGCTACATGTATCTGCGCATGGCTTTCAAAAAATGGATTGAGCGGCTTAACACTCTTGCTGATCATGTTATTCTTGTTGGTCATCTTAAGGAGGCTAAGATAGAGAAGAAAGGCAAAGAGGTAGCTTACAAAGACCTTGACTTGACCGGAAAGATTCGTAACATCACATGTGCTAATGCAGATGCAATCGGTTATGTGTTTCGTGAGAACGATACTACAATGATTAGTTTCGACTCTCTTGGTGACATACAAGCCGGTTCACGGTGTGACCACCTTAAAGGTCAAACGTTCCCTCTTGAATGGGACAAAATATTCATCGACTAACTTTAAACCCAAACACTATGATTGAAGCAAATCAACAAACGGAGCCTACCGTAGAAAAGCAAACCACTCCTGAAGGAGAGCAGAAAACCCTCACACTTTCTGGTATTATCGCAGACCTTGATAACGGTCTCGGTCGTCCACAAATCAAAGAGAAGTATGAGCTTACTGGGATGGAGATCAAGCAATTGTTCCAACACCCTATGCTCAAGAACCGTCGCCCAAAGAGAGCACTGACTAAGATCAGCTTTACTCTCGTGGATGACGTAACTCCCAAGCAAGAGGCTCCTCAAGAGAACCCAAACCAATTGCGTGTTGATACTGAAGCACAGCGTGTGGAAGACAACACTGCAGAAAACGATTCATTTGACACCTTTGAACTTATTAACTAATGGCTATTAACGCAAACAACTCCAACGAAGAAGTAGCAGGTGGTGGTGGAGTACCACTGTATGTGGGTATTGCCCCTATGCAAATCATGGCTGTGAATCCCTCACAGTCTGAGCTAAGTGACCTAGGAATCAACTTACGAGCAGAACCACAATACACTGATGTGTCTATTGGGGGTGATACATACAACAAGATTACATTCTGGTTGAAGTGCATCGAGCCTTCGTTTACTACACGCTTTGACATTCTTGTAAAGCCAGAACATCGTGTTGCTAAGTCAGGGAAGAACTTGTGGTGCAATTCTGTAGGTCAGTTTGTATTTGCAGACCAAGACCCATCAGAATTGTATGACTGGTACAAGTCTAGTGGTGTGCGTAAAGCATACGTCGGTGAGGACATGCTCATGGATTTCATCAAAGCATATGCTAACGTAATTAATGGTGATGAGTGTACATTCGATACCATTGATAAGATCATGGCCGGTGATGTCACAGAGATTCGTCAGCTTGTAAACGCTGTGGGGGCTGATAACCGGGTTCGTGTATTGCTCGGTGTCAAAGATGGTAAGTATCAGCAAGTGTACACGAAGCACTTCGGTCGTCTTAAGCCTTTCCGTAAGGATCTGTTTATCAAGCAGCTTAATGATGACTATGGTGCATTCAATGCAGAATACAATACTACTCTTGATCTTGAGAAGTATGTTCCTGGTTTGATTACCCCAGACCCAGAACCTGCAGCACAAGCTGAAACCGTCGACAGCGATTGGTGAGTTTTTCAGGGTTATCATTAATTGCTGGAATAGGGAGGGGGACTACGGTCCCCTTCCTTATTTTTACACGCTATGATTAAGCATAGAAATAGCCATGATCATTTACACAGCGACGTAATACTAAGCAAGATAACAGAGTACGATATCTTTAGACACTATTGCCCTAACTTCAAGGAGCTTGGGGTAAAGTTTTGCAGTGATCTGCGTGAAGACACTAGACCTGGTGTTAGTATCGTTGAATGGAAAGGTGGATTGTTGTACAAGGACTTTGCTAATGAAGAACATACCTTTAATTGCTTTGGGTATGTGATGCACAAGTACAACTTAGAGTTTGTAGGTGCGTTGCAGCTTATATCTCAGGACTTTGGTCTTGGGTTAGTGAGTAGTAATATAGTTCCTACTGCTAGAAAGTATGAGTACAACAAAACACCCTTAAAACGTTCAGTGATTCGTATAAAAGCTAGACATTGGAATAGCTTAGATGCAGATTATTGGAAGAAGTTTTGCATTCCTAGAAATTTATTGGTTAAATTTGATGTTCACCCAATAGAATATTTCTGGATTAATGAGACACGTTTTCACCCGCATAGTATCAGTTACGCTTTCCGTTTTCCGAGCGGTTATAAGATTTATAGTCCGTATGAAGAAGAAAATAAATGGTATAGTAACGTGGGTAAAGATGTTATTCAAGGGTATTCTCAATTGGTTGACAGCGGCAGGATTGTATTTATCACAAGTTCGCTCAAGGATGTCATGTGTTTGGAGGTGCTTGGTTACCCCGCCATCGCTCTACAATCCGAAATGCAACTGCCCAGTGAAGCGCTCATCAAAACGCTCAAAGAAAGGTTCGAAGAAGTAATCGTTTTCTACGATAACGACTTTGGGTCAGAGCAAAATCCTGGGCAAACCGTAGCTTCAAAGATTTGTTCTAAATTTGGACTTGCTAATGTATATGTCCCTGATATATATTGCAGCAAGGATATCTCTGACCTGATTAAAAATCGTGGTCTTAATGTAGCACAACAACTAATCAATAAAGAGATATGGCAACTAACAAACAAAAGCAAATCGACGAGATCCTACATAGATGTGCCATTCTAATGGCTAATCTGGGGACTAAAACACCACATGATGTAGGAAGCCGAGAGAAAGCAAAACAACTAGAGAAAGAGTGGCTTCAAGAAATAAAAGACATAGATCCAGAACAGTACAAGGTTCTAGTCCCAAGTCTACAAGAGTAAGAAACGCAAGAAAGAAACAAGTAGATGGTATTAACTTCCGATCATTACTAGAGGCATTCTGTTATCAGAAGCTGAAAGACGCAGGAATTAAATGCGAGTATGAGACAAAGAAGTTTGTACTGTTAGAGGGCTTTCATTATAATGCTACCCGCTTAGAAGATAACGGGAAGACGGGATATAATGATAAGAAGAAACACAAGGTTAGAGATATAACTTACACTCCGGATTTTCTAGATCCTAAGGGTAGATGGATAATAGAGTGTAAGGGGTATGCTAATGAAAGGTTCCCTCTTAAATGGAAGATGTTTATGAAGCAACTCAATGAACAGGATGATCCCCCTGTTCTATTCGTACCACGCAATCAGAAGCAAGTATTGCAGACGATTGAAATGATTCTAGAACTAACGGCCCCTACAAAATAGGGGCTGTTTTATTTTACACACATGAGTATTAAAACTGTTGGGCAGGCAACCCAATCAAACACTCGTGGCCTAGAGAAGAAGATTAGCAAAGGTGCGGAGCACTTGATCTTTGATGTACTACAAGCTACGCAATACTCTACCCCAATACCTTCAACTATACGTGAGCTGGTGACTAACGCCTGCGATTCACAACGGGAGAAGGAGATTGCAGTAGAGATACTTACAGGTAAAGCTCAGGTTGAAGATTACTTCATTACTCGACATGGAGAAGAGTATGAAGCATCTAACTTCAATCGTGAGTACTACGACCTCAACTATCTGGACATGGAAAATGATCATGTCAAGGTCAGATATATTGAGGACGATTCAGGCTCTGGGTATTGTGATACTGTAGAGATTACAGACTTCGGTGTTGGTATCGGAGGACGTCGTCTCGAAGGTATGCTCGAGCTTGGATATTCTACAAAGCGTAATACTGCTGAGAACTTCGGTGCTTTCGGTTTAGGTTCTAAGGTAGCATTGTCTACTGGTGTTCCTTACTATAGCATTGAAACTGCGTACAATGGGAAGCTGTTCAAGATGAACTGCTACCCATACAAGACTGACTTTGTTATCGGGAAGTGGGATTCCGATGGACAGATAACGTTGAGTAACGGAGAGCCGGCGTATTACAAAAACTACAGCGGAAAGAATTACACTAAGATTTCTTTCGGGGCAAAGAAGCACACTCGCAGAGCATTTAGCAATGCAGTAGAAGAGCAGCTTTGCTACATACCATCAGTCAAGTTTGACATAGTAGATTCTCAAGGGAGACCATACTCTCCTAGAGTTAGTAGAGACATTCTATTAAATACAGATAATCTTATTGTGACAGACTCAGGTTGGTATGCAAGACCACACATCGTGATTGTTAAGAATCCTGGAGATACTACAGGTATTAACTATGGGAGGATTGACTTTCGTGAACTCGAGATGGAGGAGTTGTGGGGCAACATAGGCATCAAATGTCCTATGCGGCAAGCATACATCAACGAAGATGGGGAAGAGATTGTAATTCAGGACGGTGTAGATGTGACCCCGTCACGTGAGAAAGTTATATGGAATGACAATACGAAGAAGTATGTACAAGGGATGCTGGAGAAAGCAGCACAAGACGCAACGGAAATAGTAGAAGAAGCACTAAAAGAAGACGATTTTATAAAGTGGATACAACTCTGTTCAAACATACTATACAAAGGAGACACCTCTGATGCAGGCAAGACTGATAAGCTTAGTGCTATCAAACATGTTGCTCGTATGGTAGATGTCTCTAGTATTCGTCCCAAGTTCAAGGATACAGGGATTAAGTTCTCTAATCCTAAATCTATGTTCAAAGGCTATCGGGTTAGAATAGTCAATGCATCTGGGTATCGAGATGGGATTAATCGTGTAGATGTAACTGATTGGACTGGGATTGATTTATCCAGAGTCTATGTAGCAGAAGAAGGTAGTGTATCTAAGGTAAAGGACCTCTATCTTACGTCTCAAGGCGTTGATAGGTTTGTCTTAATTTCAGCAGTTAGCAGTGATAAGTTTGTTAAGGAGCTCGCAGACGCTTTTGACGATGATCACAAAGCAAGAATACTGAAAGAGAAGGCAGCCTATGAACTGCAAAGAAGTAAGATAAGTGACTGCCTTAGTAATCACACCTCTCTGCTGCATAGTTACTCTGATGTAGATGTCCCAGAAGTATTTGCAAATAACATCAAGTTTAAAGACGAAGAGGAATCAGGAAAAGCACTCACTCCTGCAGAACAACGTGCACTTGAGAAACGTATCGTAGGTTTCTCCCTGCGATGTAATAGCAGTCACAAGTGGACATGGGATAAGTTCGAGCCTAAGATTCAGACTATTCTAGAATCTGAGAACGAGACTTATTATTGTTCTAAGGCAGATGACTACAAGCTACGTATGGCAGCTAAGATACTGTATAGACGTGTCCCTAAGTGGGATAAGGTTGAGTTCAGTATCCCGGAGGAATGGAATCACAGCCCTATTCTATTCAGAGAAGTAGTACCCAGTAATGCCTGGAGAAAAGATTTCTTTGATTTAGAAAAGACTAAGGATCTCAAGTCTCCACAGCTGTTCAGACTTTCAGAGTCTAATCTTAAGTATGCAGAGAAGAACCCACATTGGAAACACATTGATGAGTTCTTCTTTACCTCTACAGAAGATGGGGGTCTTGTAGCCAGTGAGTATCTGAAAGCAATATTGACACAGGATGTTATTACAGAAACTGGGATACATAAGTTTGATTGGGTAGCTTCTCGTGTATGTGAAAGTCTGCTCCCAGACCTGCATAGGGCGTACAAACGATTGTACAGACTTAAGCAGCATACTATTCATAGCAGTGCCCTGACTGATAGTGACTCGTCAGACGATGAGCTCCTGTTCAGACATTATCTAAAAAACTTTATAGAGTATCAAAGAATCTGTAAGAGCGGAGATGTATCTTTACGTAAGCAGAAATCAAGAGAGTTCTTTGTTGTAGATGTTCCCACCATCGACGCATACGACGAAGACATAGCAGGTTTACTAACAGTATTTGAAGAAGCACATGCTGATATCGGAGAGCTTATGAACGTAACAAAGAACGGTCTAAGCTCTACGCACTTGTATGATTCTAATGAGATTGTAACCCCACTTACTACTCTTTTCTCTGCTTACAACAAATTCGATATCGAAGTCCCGGATGTTGAGGTACCGAGACTTTGGTTTAGTTTAACCCCACCTCAAACCAATTAACTAAAATAATATGGTAAATATAAATGTCGTAGAGGACAACATATCTGTCTCCATCGGTGAGGATTTCAGCGTTGTTCCCTACAACAAAGTGACGTACAAGCGTCTCTTTGATTTGTCTGTGCAGGCCAATGCTGCTCAGTCATTTGAAGAGTATGAAATGTACAGCAATTCAATTGCACAGATTGTAGAAGAGAACGGAGTAGATGCTCAGCAGCTTATTGAATCAAGATGTAGTTACTTGAAATACAATGAGTTGACTAAGCAATACTTCTTGACTCATGACGATGAGGAGATATCTGATATCCCTATGCCGCAGTCTCTTGTAGATAGAATTATGGATTCTGTTGACAAGGACATTGACTTTCTCCCTGTGGTAAAGTTGTGGACTAGATTCTTGCGCAACCCATTGCTCAGAGACAAAGGTGCAGATTTTGCTGAGCGCTTTGCCGATTTTGTAAACATGAAGTATGTGCATCCGGAGAACAAGAAAGTCTTTATGGATAAAGGTCTTGCCGAAGATGTAGCTACGGATCTTGCTACTGTTTATCAAATCAAGATAACTAACGAGGGCCTCCTCAATGGTTACAAAGTGTCTCGTGAAGTCATGCACAAGTTTGATGCTGAGACTGGGGAACGCATGCCTCGTTACAAGCGTACCTTTAACGTAGATACTGGTGAGATTGAGTCAGAAGGACTCCCAGAATTTGTGGAGCAAAGACTCTTTGAGCCAGCTGTTATGGGTAATACCGGTGATGCCTTCTATTGTGGGGACTCTCTCGGACACTTTATTCGTGTCGGAAGAACCCACAAGTTGGAGTCATGGGATCAGGTAAACACAGATGACAATAGGAGTTGTGTTCCTGGTTTGCACATCGGTGGTTTGTATTACATCAATGGATATGGGGGTGAGATTCACAATGTCTTTGTAGACCCTATGCATATTGGTGCAATACCCTGCTCTACTGATGGGGCTATCCGATGCCTGCAATACTTTGTACACTCTAGCTTGGCTGGGGTGAATGGTAGTATGTATCATTCATCTAAGTATGCCGCACTCACTGACCAGGAATGGGAAGAGATGCGAAAGGAGATCTTAGAGTCTAATACTGTAACTGTATGATATGAGTCAACAAATTGAACGACTACCCAAAGGGAAGGCCGTTTGTTTGATTGACGCAGATTCATTATTGTATTACGAGATGGTCAAGGATACGTTGGAAGAGGCTATGGAAGGTCTTGACCAGCGTGTCCATGACATACTACATCAATGTAATACTACAAAGTATGCGGGTTTTCTAACTCATGGCAAGTGTTTTAGGTACGAGATTGATACTGACTACAAGGGAAAGCGGAAGAAGTCCAATCGCTCTGTGTTGTTTCCTTCACTCAAGGAGTATGCAATGCAGAAGTGGGGATTCTCTTACGTGACAGAACTTGAAGCAGACGATCTTGTCAGTTATTATTCCTACAATCACGAGGAGACTACGATTATTTGTTCCCCTGATAAAGATGTACTCAAGCAATGTGTTGGGATGCATTACAATTATGGGAAAGCTGAGTTTACTCATACGTCCCCAGATGAAGCTCTTAAGTTTCTTTGGGTACAAACTCTTATGGGTGACAGCACAGATAATATTGTAGGTATTCCTGGTGTTGGGATAAAGACTGCAGAGAACTGGTTGAAAGATAGAACTAAAGACTTTGAAGCGTTTGCGTTACGCAAGTACGTAGAGAAGTTCGGTATGGTAAATGGTATCATGGAGTTCTTCAAAAACTTTCATCTAGTGTATCTGCTTAAAACTGACGAAGACTTGAACCGTTATGGTTTGAGGCTTCCTCCCTTGTCATACACTGATGTCACACAAAACGATCTAGATATATGGAACGATGCGTGATGTCAAAGGTCTCAACTTACAACCCATTGATGGGCGAACTGTTAGATTGCATGTGCCTCTAAACTATCGAGAAGAATTAGATGGAAAGGATATAGTTAGATTGTACAATGAAGAAGGGACGATAGAAATTAAAGTTGGAAGCTCGGTAAAATACAGGAAGACAAAGCACAAGGTCAATGTTATTACGCGCGGTGTGTATGAGGGCAAGCTTATTTGCTATGACCTCAAATGCGCTAAGCTAACTAGCTCTAGTACTTTTGCTCTTCCTTTTCTTGGGGGTAACAAAAAGTACATGCTGTGGGACTCACTCTTTGTGAATGCCTTTATCTCTACTCCGGAATACGATGAGTGTATTGCTCTCTTGTATCGGTTCTCTGGAGATAAGATGTTTACAAAGTTTGAAGAAGCAATGTGTGCTATGCCAACCTTTATCAAATTCGAAGACGTGGATCCGTTTCACGTTTTGTTTGTCTTTGATATTCCCGATTCAGCTAAGAACTCATACAAACGGTTTAGGGCTGGTCAGTATTCTCAGATAGATGATATCTGGAAGCTGATGATCCTAGACTATCATGATTACAAGGCTGATGGTAAGACTGGTCAGATACTATACAAAGACCCCGAACTACGAAAGCGTCTAGAAAAGAGTCTAGACATAGAACTGGGGGACTCTGAGTTACACAGTATACCTGACATGCGTTATGAACGATTCGATAAGGAATATTACAAAGTATAATGCATTCATTATTTAAAGATGTGGACTATGGATGGGGGGAGCTTGAGCCCCTCATCAATAGTTCTCAATTCGACTTCACTATTGAGCAGATAAAGTCAACGAGTTCTAAGATTTACCCGAAGCGTCATGATATATTCAAGGCGTTTAGACTCTGTCCGCTCGATAAAGTTGAAGTTGTTATTCTTGGGCAAGATCCGTATCACAATGGGCAGGCTACTGGGTTAGCCTTTGGGGTAGCTCATAAACCTATCCCCCCATCATTACGGATAATCCACAAAGAATTGTGTAATCAATTCGATCACCATCAACCTATTGATGAGTTCGACCACACACTCGAGCATTGGGCTAAGCAAGGTGTTCTCTTGTTAAATACAGCGTTGACTGTAGAAGCAAAGAATGCTGGAGCTCATGCTGGGTTGTGGGATTGGTTTACAGTTCAAGTGATAAAACTTATCCAAGAACGTAGGCGTCATACTATATTTGTTCTCTGGGGTAAACATGCTCAGAAGTTTAAGAAGCATATCCATATTGCTGTTCTACAATCTGCACACCCAGCTGCAGAAGCGTATAGCGGTGGTAATGGGGGGTTTCATGGAAACGGTCACTTTCTTAATATTAACGAAAGAATCTTAAGTAGAGGTTTAGATAAAATTGACTGGTTCCAACTACCTGTGCCTGCTACCGAAGAAGAACAACTAAAAATGTATGACAATGAGTAACCAAAAGTTTTGGGAACACGACTACGTCTCTACGAGTACTGCCGATTCAACAGTAGAAGTAGAGGGTACTATTAAGGAGGCTCACGCTATTCTAGATAAGCTAAAGATTTTGCTCCATGAAAAGAACAGAGCTTATGGGAATAGTGCGTTGTCTGACGTGAATCTATTTTGTAACCTATCATCTCTACAGCTATTGGAGGGACAGATAGAGCACAAACTGAGACGTCTCAAAACTTTAGGTGTTAACGGTGATAGTGAAGATACACTCATGGATCTCATGGGGTATCTGACACTGTTTATGGTTGCTGTTAACAGAGAGAAACAATAGGAAAATTGGGGGTCGGCTTTCGCCACCCCCTTTTTCTGGCCTTATTTATTACTAAGGATGAAGTACTTGTTAGCTTCTTCCGGATCTCCGGTTTTTACAATACCGCTTATTATTGGGATCACATCTTCTAGTTCTTTGGCAAGCTTCAAATCACCCTTCTCGTATTTACCTGCGCGCCGCTGATAAAAGACATCTTTCTCTTCTATTGTTGGCCATCCCATGTAGTATCCAGCTAAGTTGTTGAAAGCTCCAGCAAGTTGAGACACATCTTTAACTAAGTTAGCAGCTGCAGTGGGGGATTCTATTATTCTCCCAAACTCATTTACGTTTCTAAATGCTTTAAGTTCTGTTTGAAGTCTATTCATCTGATAGATTGCCATGTGTGTATACCAGTTATCATACTCATCATCGTCATCCATCATACCGTTAAGAATCATTGAGATCATTCCGGTCATTGTAATATAGAATTGCTCATGTAAAATCCTACGAATATTTTGTCTTTGCAATTCATTTTGAGACTTCCCCTTTCCTATTAAGAGTTTTAGAGACTCTATTGGATCGTTTCTAAGCCCACGTACACCTGCTGTAATAGCATTAAAATATGTAACGTAGTATCCTTCGGTTACATCTCCCAACTCTACATCTATATGATACCCCCCGCTTCTGTGTCCCAGTCTTTTTCTATATGCAGGATTTAAGAACTTGCGGAACAGAGCTACTAACGACAAAGCCCCTTGCCTTTCTATAAGAGTTTTGTCAAAGCTGCCCTTCAACTGGTTGGTTCTTTTTATCATCCCAGATACTTTTGCAGCAAACATTCCCATCTCTTTGCTCCCAAAGTTTGCAACGTCAGATCTAACTTTCAGCTGACCCTTTGAATCCTTTTCTAGTATATCATAAAGATTAGCTTCTTCCCCGTTTTTATTTTTGATAGTGTTCCCATTCTTATCTTTGAACCCCTTTTGCTCTAAAGAAAGAGCCACCATCTTTGTCATGGTTGTTTGCCATTCCGGGATTCTCTGCAAAATAAACGCAGAGTTTAGATTAGTAGCTTTTCTTACAGCACTCCCAGTAACATCTTCTGTTCTCCCCATCTCTTGGAAGACATCAAACATTTCAGCCATTTGATTTAGCTTACTTTGTTTAACAAACTTAGGTGAGATTGCCTCGCTTATACTTGTCCCAAGATCAGACAGAGCAAGGTTAACTATTGTCTGTGCCTTGAAGTGACTCTCCTTGCTGTAGAACTGTCTTGCCCAGCCTTCAGATCCATTTGATATAGAGTCTATTATCAACTGGTTAGTAGCCTGCAGCCCATTAAACCCAAGTCTTGATAACGCAGTAAGTGATGAGGCCTTGCCGTAAAGCTTTGTCTTTGAGAGTCCCAAGATTCTATCTTGCTCCTGCTTCTTCATACTCTCCCCATAGATTACATTATCTATAAAACTTTTAAGATGTTGAAAATCTCGACTGTCTTTGCCTTTCCCCTTTTTTTCTATTTCAAATCCAAAGCGCTGTGCAGTTTTATCTAAAATTGGGACACCCGTAGCAGATAGTTCATATACCTTACGTTCTCTGATAGCGTCATGCATTATATTAACTACCCCAGCCATTTTAGCTGTGGCTTCATAGCGGTTAGCCATGTCAACAAATTTGACTAAGCTGTTTACTATGTCTCTAGAGATCTTAGACTCCTCTACTGTATTAGTAAAGTATTTAGGTATTACTCTTAGCTTCTCCCCGTTTGCATCAATGAGCTCCCCAAACTCTGTATCTGTTTCATTTTGTGTAAACACATCACCGATAAAGTTTTCGGTGCCCTCTCTAAACTTCTTCTCTTTAAAAGAGTCTATAGCATCCTTCAATATAGCAGGGGCCATGTAAGAAAAATTGTCCCAAGAGTTCTGAACCATAGGACGTCTCCCAAGTTTAGCTTGGTGCTCTTTGTATACCTCCATAAACACGTCGTAGAACTCTTTTGTTGATGCCGACATGTTATTGTACTTAGAATTCTCGTAGCTCTTATTGGGTCTTGTTAAGCTACCTGTAATAACCCATCCTCCTTTTCCTCGTCTGTATACCTTTTTTATTTCAAGATCTAGTGCATTGTATTGATAGGACAACTCTCTTGCTTCAAAATCCCTTCCTTCTTTGTATGCTTTATTTCGTGCAAGCAGTATATTGTCTCTGTCATTAAGCATCTTGTCAACAATGTCCTGCGCGTTGTCTACCGGCTCTGTGTTTTTAGAGTACCATTCTGCAACCATTTGGTTGTAAAGCCTCCCGTTTTTACTTGCAAAAAAGTCATCAAGCTCTGACTTATCTTCTGGGTAGTTGTACTTCTCTTTTGCACTCTCAAACATTTCGTTAAGATTATTTGAGAACTTAGTTATATTATAAGGCTGTACAATACTTAAGATATTAGTCTTCTCTACCTTTCCTGTTTTTTTATTTTTACGATATACAGGAACTACTTCCAGCATATCCTTAAACATTTCTGCTGGGTTTCTTTCTGATGCAGTGCTTGCATCTCTAAACTTGTAGAAAGCATCACGCAGTTTAAACTTAGTATCTGTGGTACTTCTGTGGCCTTCAAGCAGTCCTGTTTTGATTGCAGTTGAAAACAAGCTGAGTGTTACATCTGAGCTGTAAACTAAAGGATCTGTGTAAAGTGAGAACGCAGATGCATCCTGGTGTGTCTCTCTTAGCTCCTTTATAATACGCTTTGGTCCAATACGTTTTTCTTTCAGCTGATTGATATTTAGTTGTATCAAACGTCGTTTCCTGTCTTCTTTTACTTGTTTGCTGTCAAGTAACCCGTACCCAGATCGAAGATTACGTTCCAGAGCTATTGCCTCGTATTGTTTATTGTTTCTCTCCAGCCCTCGAAATGGGACATTAAGATTATTTTCCTCCAGTGCCTTTTCCAGAAACTCTATGTCTGCATCTATCTTTTGATTAATACCTATAGGAGCAAATGACATCAGCAATCTTGCTTGTATTGGGATAGCTACCTTTAAGTACCTATTATCCAGAGCATCCATTCTTTTTATGGTAGCTCTTACATCTTGCATCAGGTCATCTTTTATGCCGTCAGTATCTTCTAGAGTGTCCAGCTTCTCGTTGAGAATAGTAAGAGCGGACTTCTCTTTGTCCTTATTGTAGAATGCTTGTATAGTCTGCTGCAGGTCTGAGATGTTTTTAAGTATGCTAGCTTTATCCTCATTAGGCATTGTTTTATAGCTAATCGCATACTCTTGTTGTATTCTGTCGTACAGTTTCTCCGCTCTCTGTGCTAGTGCGAAGACATAGTCTATGTACTCAGCGTAGTCAGATAGCTTCTCTTGCCCCTTCTTTATCTTCTTCAGGTTTCTTCTCAACAGCTCTAGTTCTCGCAGTCTCTGCTTAGTCATTTCCGTTTGCTCTAAGCGCTCTAGTCTCCCTATCTGAAGCTGCACATTTGTTAAGAGCTTTTCTGTTGCACGATCTACCTTCTCCTGCGTATCAAATACCTCGTTTACTAGTGGGTCTTGCGTCAGATCTTCACCTTCAGCCTCAATGTCTGTGTCTTCAGACATAGTAAACTGCACTGAAGGATTTCTAAACATAACCTCCAATACTTCAGGGTCTATATCTAGCCTTACGTTCTTCCCTTCTCGAGTCTCAGTAATCAGATTTGTGTATGCCCCAAAAAAGTCTTGAGCTGCTGCGTTGATGTAACCTATTTCTTTTCTTGCATCCATTACATCGTCTCTCAAGTAGAGAGTATCCCCATCTAAGACGGCTATCTTACCGTCCAGCATTTGCTTTATCTTGTATGGATCTCTTGCTTCTGCAGCAGTATCCTCTACGTAGAACATAACATCTGAAAGCAATGGGTTATCTATACCCCCGACTTTAAATCTGCAACTCATTTATTATTTTATTTAGCAAACGTGTGATATATCTGAAGAGCTGTCTGTAGTTCTGATTCTTCTCGCCTCCTCGTTCATAGTCATAGGATCAGACATAGTCTTTGTAATTCCAGCTCTAGAATGTAAATCTACAACTTTATCTTTTCCTTTACCTTTACCTGCTATCCTTACTTTTCTTTCTCCTTGGCTTTCAGCAAAGAAACTGCTAGTTACAATATCCCCATTTTTGTCTCTGAGGTTGAGCTCGATAATCTTATTAGTTATACTCATGCTCTGTATCGGGTGATACATCTCATCCGTGTTGTTATACTCATACACTGATATCTTATCTACACCCTTGCTGTAATTAGCTCTTGTTACATATCGCGCTGGACGACCATCTAGTTCTACTGATGCAGGCAATCCGTACAGTCCTTCACCGCGTTGCACATACGAACGTGGCATTCGTCCAACAAGTGGTGCAGATGCTACAGTAGCGGCACCGTAGTTCTGCATAAAGCTGAACATGAAATCGTCAAAGTATCTCTCGTCATTCTTGACATTCTGGAATTCTTCTCGCAAGTACTGCATCAAGGTCTTCCCATTCTCGTCAGCTATCTCCATAAAGAATTCTATTGGGATGGCGTCGTAGTATGTACCATAAGAAGGTGCAAGTCCGGTTGTTACGATTGAGTTGAGTACCAGCCTCTTACCCATATTCTGGATTTTCTTCTGTTCTTCTGGGTCACTAGTGTATTTCTCCGGTCTGTACAATAGATCTCCAAACGACTGACGTTGGGATTCTCTTGCTCTGAGTGACATTTTCTCTGTGTTCTCTATGCTTATCCCAAACACTCTTGTAGTAGGATCATTGTATTTAGGCCCCTCTTTAATAGAGGCAATCATAGAGTTACTTTTCAATGCTGGAATCTCCTCGATCAGGTCTTTCACTTGTTTGTACAAGTTGTTTTTAGGATCAAGAAGCATCGACTTTACTACAGACTTCTGCATCAATGATCCTATCGGAGAACCCTCCTTAGTAAAGATGTGGTAGAACAATGCTCTGTCTACAAATCTGTGCTCTGCAGCAGTCATAGTTTGCTTTCCAGCAACATCCTTCAGCAACTGTTTAAACTCTCTAACCCCTTTCGTCCCGCTCATAAACAGCTCCGATGATATCTGCATCGACTCATCTATGATGTTGAAGAAGGCTCTACTAATTCTATATGCATCCCCCTTAAGTATCTTCTCCACCTCTGAGTAACCAACTATGTTTCTGTTACCGCTTCTCTTGTAGTTATCTAGCACATCCAGGTATGCCTCAATTTCAGCAAGGTCTCCCATCCCATCCAGGTTATCTGCAGCAATGACTCTGTAGAAGTCTGACAAGCTGTTACCTGCTACAAGTGCATGCGCAAATGCGTACAATGCTTCTTTTGCAACCGGATCTTTTCTATCCCCCTCTCTAGAAACTCTTTCAAGTTCCTCAGTATTTAAGGCTGGGGGCATTATGCTGCTGTCAAATGCTGCAATCTTACTGTAGGTCTTTCTACTAATTCCTAACTCTTGGAATACTCTCTGGTTACTCTTGTTTCTGTTGTCTCTTTTACTTTCAACAAACTCCCTAACAAGAGGAGTCGTCATTAATGCCACTACATCTCGGTCCCCAAATCCTATACTCTTAAGGTACACTGTAGCATTGAGAGTAATATCATTATCGTTAAGCGTACTGTGGATTAATTTACTACCAGCATCCAATGCTGCAGACAACCTCTCTACGATTCCCGCAATGTTTCTTTCGTTTGTTAGGTCTGACGTAGTAGATATAAAACCAAGCGGTTTGTCGTTCAGTATAAATTTCTTAGATGCATTTACAGCTATGCCATCCTGTACGTACTCTTCATTCTCAAACTGAGACGCAACATTAGCAATACTCATACCTGCAATAGCATTAGCATACCCACCCACAAGTGTTGCAGCACTCTTATAGTTAGACTCCATCTTGATTTCTACAAGTGGGTCATCAAAATCTCTGACTTCTTCTCTTGCGATTGCTGGATTATCGGCTAGATCGTTTAGTGTATCCTGATTAAGTGGGGCAAACAGATATGGTGCTGTTTCCTTATTCATTAATATAGAATAAGAAATATTAAACAGCTCATTCTTTAACCTATCCAGTCTATTCTTGGGATTCTTGTTCTCAAACAGGTTAAATAGTTTATCAATATCGAAGTCAGATCCTGTTTGAATTGTAATACCCCCGGCTACTATAACTGTCTTTGAGTATCCTCGAGGAAGGATACCAGCAACTTTAGATGGGACTGCTGAAGAGTAATCCTGGTTTGGGATACGGTACATTATAATGCGATCCCCAACCTTTATACCATGCATTTCTGCCAGGTCTTCAGATATCATTATCTCTGCCGCTACTGTATTCCCTTCTTCATCTATATGTAGGTGTCTCAGTTCTCTAATTACTGCTCCTTTCCCTTTTCCTTGTTTTGCAAACTCTTTAAATCCTGCAATGTCCTTTTTAGAACCTAATATGTGAACTTGCTTTGGTTCAAACAATGCTTTTTCATTCCATCCAGTTAGTCCGTCATAACCTTCTTGTTTATAGAATTCTGCAAGAAATTTCCTGTTTGTTAAAGGAACTAGATCTGTAAATGATTTAGGGTCTGCCTCTAAATAATCCTCTACGCTATAGCCATTGCCTGGGTTATCATAAAGAAATTCTTCAAATCGACGAGCTAACTCACTATTTTTATCAGTTAATAACGTTCTTACATTTAACAGATTTTGTGCATTTACTATTGCTTGAAACGTATTTCCCCCTCCTCTTTTAGAATATACATCTGCATAAGATTTTTCTTCACTTACGTATACAAAGTTGCTTGAAGCTGTTGAACGTAATTCATTAGGAGCTTGCTTTTGATTACTTCCATGATAAACAATATCCTTTACTTTACTATCAGGGAAGATAGAGTCAAGGTAAGCAGAGTATTGTTCTGGGGTACCGATTGCAGCTAACTCTGGGTTGTTTTCAAACAGCTCATCTACTCCATTTCTTTTAGCTGCAGTTGCTGTATTCCCAATCTTCCACTTACCTCCAGCGTTAGCTTGTACAAGATCACGTCCTGGCAGCTTAACCTGGTACACATTGGATCTAAACAGAGAGAAGATTTGGTTCTGTAACTGTCGCTGATAAACAGGCATATATGTTGGGACATTAAAGTCCACGGTGTTGTTTACCATGTCCTCTACGATCCTA